ATTGGTAAGTCGGCGCTAGTTAGTTGGCTTGTGCTGTGGATGCTTTCGACGCGCATAGGCTCGACGACAATTGTGTCGGCCAACAGTGAGGCCCAGCTCCGCAGTATCACTTGGTCAGAGATTACCAAGTGGCTGGCGATGATGATCAACAGCCATTGGTTTGAGATCAGCGCGACCAAAGTTGCGCCGGCTAAGTGGCTGGCGGAGATCGTCGAGCGGGACTTGAAGAAGGGCACGCGCTTCTGGTCAATCGAGGGGCGTCTGTGGTCGGAAGAGAATCCGGACGCTTACGCCGGTCTGCACAACCTGGACGGCGTGTGTTTGATCTTCGATGAGGCGTCTGGTATTCCAGACTCGATCTGGCAGGTGGCCGCAGGCTTCTTTACAGAAAACACGCCGCACAGGTTCTGGTTTGCCTTTTCCAATCCGCGCCGCAACCAAGGCTACTTCTTCGAATGCTTCAACTCGAAGCGCGACTTTTGGTCGACCGAGAACATCGACGCCCGCGACGTCGAGGACACCGACAAACAGGTGTACGAGCAGATCATTGCGGAGTACGGCGAAGACTCGATACAGGCCAAGGTCGAGGTGTACGGGGAATTTCCAAGCGCAGGCGACGATCAGTTCATTGGACCCGCGCTGGTCGATCAGGCGTTTGCCCGACCCAAACACAAAGACGAGACAGCGCCAATTGTAATTGGTATCGACCCCGCCCGGTCGGGCGGCGACTCGACGGTCATCGCGGTGCGCCAAGGGCGTGACATCATCGCAATCAAGCGGTACCGGGGGGATGATACGATGACGACTGTGGGGCACGTCATCGACGCGATCGAGGAATACAAACCGACGCTGACGGTGATCGACGAGGGTGGGCTGGGGTACGGCATACTTGACCGGCTGGTCGAACAGCGGTATAAGGTGCGTGGGGTCAACTTTGGCTGGAAAGCCAAGAACCAAGTGATGTGGGGTAACAAGCGCGCTGAGCTGTGGGGTGCGCTGCGGGACTGGTTAAAAACCGCGTCAATTGCGCCAGACAGGCAACTGAAAGCGGATCTGACCGGGCCTAAAACCAAACCCGACTCAAGCGGTACGATCTTCTTGGAGAGCAAGAAGGATATGAAAGCCAGGGGTCTAGCTTCTCCTGACGCCGCCGATGCGATCGCGGTGACGTTCGCATTTCCTGTCGCCTCCCGCGAACCCCGCGCAGCCACGCCCCGTCGCCACTACAGCGACCGCACCACGGGCGCAACCGGCTGGATGGGCGCATGAGCAAGAAATCTGTCAGCCTGTCAGTCGGGCGCGGCGAAAAGCTGCCAACCAAACAAGGCGCTGGGCTGACAGCCAAAGGGCGTGAGAAATACAACCGAGCCACAGGAAGCAATCTGAAAGCGCCTGCGCCCAATCCCAAAACAGAAGCAGACAAGGGGCGCAAAGCGTCATTTTGTGCACGCATGGGCGGGGTAGCCGCCAAAGCCAAAGATGGCGAACGCGCCAAAGCGGCGCTCAAACGATGGAAGTGCTGATATGAAACCAGGTCTTTACAGCAATATTAATGCTAAACGTGAGCGCATCAAAGCCGGATCGGGCGAGAAGATGCGCAAACCTGGCGCTCCGGGCGCACCCACCGCCAAGGCGTTTAAAGAGAGCGCTAAAACAGCCAAGAAGAGGTAAGTGTGGCTAGTAACGATGCGTTCACGCCAAAAGGTGTGCACAACCAGATGTTGCGCATACTGGAGAACGTTCGTGGTGGGCTTCCAGAGGTAACCAACAATTTTCTAGACATGCCGGAAGGCATACAGCCTAGCCGCACACTCGGCGCGTACGCGCACAGCTACGGACCCTTTGGGCGCATTTTTATTTCTAAGCGAGCCGGGCCTGCCGTCGAGACGCATGAGGTGGCGCACGCTACCAATTGGGATCTCGCAAAACTTTACTACGCCGCGCTACACAAAAAAACGCCTGAGGCCCGTCAATTTACAGATGCGTTTAAAAAACTTGGTAGCGGGCAAAATGTTGTAATAGCCAACAAACTAGCTCCTGATTGGATGGCTAAAGAAGACCCCTACCGTACTAGCCCCGACGAGTTGACGGCCTTTGCCGTTGGGAACACAATGGGCGGCAGTCATGGCCGCAATGAGCCTTGGCGCGGCGGCCTGCATGTTGACCCCACTTTGACCACTGAATATTCAATTTTGATGGATTTGGCAGAAAAGTACCTTGCTGCTGAGTCTAAGAAGAGGTAACCATGCCACTCGTCAAGTCACCCAGCAAAGCCGCGTTTCGTAAGAACGTAGCGGCTGAAGTCAAGGCCGGAAAGCCCGTTAAACAGGCTGTGGCCATTGCGTACTCCACCAAACGGCAAGCCGCCAAGAAGAAATAATGGCCTACGACCCGACAGGCATCATTGGCGCGGCAGAAGTCTCGGATGTAGGCGGCGCGCCGGACAAAGACACCGCGCACAAGCTGTCGCAGATGCGCAGCCGCTTCAAGATGGCGGTGGCCGCGTACAGCGACACGCGAGAAGACCAGTTGGACGACCTGCGGTTTATGGCGGGCTCGTCCGACAACCACTATCAGTGGCCAGCGGATGTGCTGTCAGTACGAGGGTCGGTGCAAGGCCAGACCATCAACGCGCGTCCGTGCCTGACGATCAACAAGCTGCCTCAGCATGTACGGCAGGTGACCAACGAGCAGCGGCAAAACCGGCCGTCGCCCAACGTCATCCCGGTCGACGACGACGCGGACATCGAAGTTGCGGAAATCTTTGACGGCATGATCCGTCATATCGAGTACATGTCGGACGCGGACGTGGCGTACGACACCGCCTGCGACAACCAGGTGACGTACGGCGAAGGCTACATTCGGATTCTGACCGAATATTGCGACGAGACGAGCTTTGATCAGGACATCAAGATCGGTCGGATTCGCAACAGCTTTTCGGTCTACATGGACCCGACGATCCAAGACCCGTGCGGAGCGGATGCCGAGTGGTGCTTTATTACCGAAGACATTCTGAAAGCTGATTACGAGCGGTTGTATCCTAACGCCATGCCGGTCAGCTCGATCATGGTGCAAGGCGTGGGCGACCAAGCGCTGTCGCAATGGCTGTCTGAGACGACAGTGCGGATTGCAGAGTATTTCTACTGCGATTACAAAGCAGAAACGCTCAATTTGTACCCTGACGGCACGACGACCTATCAAGGCACGCCACAGGACAAAATGCTGCGTCAAATGGGTTTAAAACCGACCCGTCAACGCAAATTGCAGGCTAAACGCATCAAATGGTGCAAAACCAACGGCTACGAAATCATCGAAGAGCGTGAGTGGGCGGGCGCGTACATCCCCGTCATTCGCGTAATCGGCAACGAGTGGTCGATTGAAGGCCAACTTGAGATCTCAGGATTGGTCAGGAACGCCAAAGACGCCCAGCGGATGTACAACTACTGGGTAAGCCAAGAAGCTGAGATGCTGGCGCTGGCCCCAAAAGCACCGTTTATTGGCTACGGCGGTCAGTTTGAGGGTTACGAAGAAAAGTGGAAGACTGCCAACACGCAGAACTACCCCTATCTTGAGGTAAACCCTGATGTGACCGACGGAGCAGGCAATATCCTGCCGTTACCGCAGCGGGCTCAGCCCCCGATGGCCCAAACTGGCCTGATTCAGGCCAAAATGGGGGCTTCTGAGGACATCAAAGCGGCGACTGGACAGTACAACGCCAGCCTCGGAATGACGTCAAATGAGCGGTCTGGAAGGGCTATTTTGGCCCGTCAGCGCGAGGGCGACGTCGGTACGTACCACTACGTCGACAATCTGGCGCGGGCGATCCGTCACGTTGGGCGGCAACTGGTCGATCTAATCCCCAAAATCTATGACACGCAGCGTATCGCGCGAGTAATCGGGGTGGACGGCGAGTCGAAGATGGTGCGGCTCGACCCGAACCAGCCAGAGCCCGTGCGAAAGATGGTAAACGAGCAAGGCGTGGTGGTTGCAAAGATCTACAACCCTGGCGTTGGCAAGTACGACGTCAAGGTCACCACCGGCCCGAGCTACCTGACCAAGCGTCAGGAGTCGATGGACGCGATGAGCCAGATTCTGCAAGGCAATCCAAACCTGTGGGCGGCGGCTGGCGATCTGTTTGTCAAAAACATGGACTGGCCAGGCGCACAAGAGATGGCGCAGCGCTTAAAGAAGATGATCGATCCCAAGCTGCTGCAAGAAGACGACGATCCTGCATTGCAAGCGGCCAATCAGCAGATCCAGGCAATGCAGGCGCAGATGGAGCAGATGTACAACATGCTCCAAAACGTCGGCAAGTCGATGGAAGCGCAGAAACTGCGCATTGACGAGTACAATGCGGAAACCAAGCGTATTCAAGCCGTGCAAGCGGGCATGACGCCTGACCAAGTTCAAGATGTTGTCATGCAGACGCTGAAAGATGTCATGACGGCTGGCGACATGGTGGTTGCTCAACAAATGGGTATGACACAATGAGCTGCGCAGACTTTATTGGTACGCTGTTTTTAGCGCGCGATGTCGCCCACAGTGTGCATCTGGGGACTAGAAGCTACGCCAAACACAAAGCGCTGCGCCATTTCTACAACAACATCGTAGAACTTGCCGACAAGTTTGCCGAAGCCTACCAAGGCCGGCATGGGCTGATCGGGCCAATCACGCTGATGTCGGCTAAGAAAACAACCGACGTCATTGAGTTTCTCAAAGACTCGCTTGCAGACATCGAAGAGATGCGGTACAAGGTGTGTGAGAAGGACGACACGCCGCTCCAGAACATCATTGACGAGATCGTCGGGCAGTATCTATCGACGCTCTATAAACTGAAATTCCTTGCGTAAGGGCGCGTTATGGAACTGCTAAATCCTCTTGCTGATGCCAACTACCCCGCCTATACGGCGTCTTACACGGGCACAGCGGGGTCGACGACCGCTTGGCCAGCAGGACCGCAAGGCGTGGTGGTTTGGTCAACAACCGCTGCGTACGTCGTAATAGGCGAAGGTGTGACTGCGACTACCAGCTCAACACCCATCCCTGCCAATACGCCGATTCCGTTTATCGTGCCGCAAGGTACGGGCGCTCCGTGGCGGGTCAGTGCAATCCAGATTGGCAGCGCTGGCACCCTCTACGCTAAACCCATCAATATCCGATGAGCTTTGGCATACCCATCCGCAATGGCCTAAGCTTAGGTCTTAGGCCCGTCGCCACTTTGGCAACGGATCTTTCGTCTTTTGATCCTGGGCCGCCGTGGATTGTGTTGACTAGCAGCGGCATAGCGTATCTGGTCTATCAAGTCGTTCAAGATAGCTCTGGAACAGCCTACACAGTTTCGTTTTTAGTTAAGTCAAGCAACGGCGTTGACTACTACATAGCGCCGTATGAACCAAGTCTGTACTTGGATTACACCATCCCATCAAGCGGTGTGCCGGGGGTTCAGCCGGGCTACTATCTTGTAGATGATGTTTCTGGGAATCTCACCCAGACAACATTCTCTAGCCTTATCACCTTCAGCCGAGCATCCAACGCCACCAGATACAGCCCAAC